ATTAGAGCAATTTGAAGAGTCGTGTAATATAAATCTCAATATTGATACTGGTTTAGATTATTTTAACAATATTGATAAGCATATAGATGACCTTACGCATGAGGATAATACTATACCTAGTAAGTGGGATTGGTTAGATGAAAAACTAGATGGTGGATTCTTAGAAGCTGGTAGAGCATTATACGTATTCGCGGGTGAGACAAATGTAGGTAAGTCTATATTTCTCGGAAACATAGCATGTAATATAGCAGATCAAAATAAAACGGTGTTACTTATATCGCTGGAAATGTCTGAGTTAGTATATGCAAAAAGAATAAGCACTAAAATAACTCAGATACCTATAGGAAACTTACACAAGAGGACGGATGATTTAAAAAATAAAATAAATTATTATAGAGGTTCTCATGCACATACTGATTCAAGAATATTAATTAAAGAATTTCCTCCAAACACTATTACATGTAATCACATAAAATCATTTATTAAGAAAATAGTAGATACTGGTGTTGATATAGATGCTATAGTAGTTGATTATGTTAATTTAATAAGAAGTAACGACGGTAATAATTCATATGAGAGGGTCAAGTATGCAACTGAGCAATTAAGAGCTCTAAGCTATACATTTAATTGTCCTGTAATTACAGCAACTCAACTTAATAGATCCGGGTTTAATGAAATTAACCCAGGATTGGATACAATAGGTGAAAGTATTGGTCTAGCTGCAACCGCAGACTGTATACTGAGTATATGGCAGGAAGAGGAAGATGCTGAATTAGGTATAATAAAGCTAGGTATGATGAAAAACAGATTCGGTGCTAATTTCGGATATGTAACCATGAGAATTGACTATAGTACACTAACACTAACTCAGGATGAAACGTTCGACGTTGGCGATGACTTAGATTCAACATCCTCAGCTTTATCGTTCTTATCAAATAATGATTAATTTGATTATGATATGAATACTTGTAAATATCTTTTACATATGAAGGATATTTTTATTTTTACAGATTGTGATTTAGATGGAGCTGGAAGCTATTTAACGTTTAAATGGTTCACAGGTAAGGATATACCTTATAAGGTAACAAGAGTTGCAGATTTTAAAGATTGCTTTAGCGCATGGTATGATAGGAATGGTGACTCATATGATCAAATTTATATTTTAGATTTAGATGTATCAGAGCATATTGATCTTGTTGATAAGAAAAATGTAACTATAATTGATCATCATAAGACACATGTAGATAAAAAACATTTATATAAAAATGCTAATTGTATTATTAAAAAATATACAAGCTGTACAAAATTAATATATAAAACTTTATCACAATTATTACCTAAAGCATCTCTGACTGATGCACAAAAATTAATAATATTATATATTGATGATTATGATAGTTATCAGCTTAAGCATGATAGCTCATATTGTTTGAATTTGTTATTTTGGAATTATCAAGGTAATAGATTAGACAAATTTATGCATAATTTCGGTACCGGCTTTAATGGATTTAGTGATAATGAAAAAAAGATTATTAAGTTTTATAAAAATAAACTTCAACATATAATAAAAAATCTAAATGTACATGTTGCGAGTAATATACCGATTTTTGGATCTAAGCGTAAGTTAGTGTCTGTATTTGCCGATGAATGTATTAATGAAGTTGCGGATCATATAATTAAAAATTATAAAGCTGATATTGGATTCGTAGTTAATCTAACGTCAAATCATGTCAGTATTAGACGATCATCAAGCTGTGATGTTGATCTAGGAAAGCTAGCACAAAAAATAATTAAAGGTGGTGGTCATGAGGATGCGGCTGGTGGAATTATAACAGATGACTTTCTCAATTTCTCTAAAATATTTTCACCTTTAAAAATTAAAATAGGATCATGAACTCACTGCTGCAAATAATGAAGGATAGTGATCCTTTAGAACAAGCATATAATAATGAATTCGAACGCATATTTTTGTCATTTTGTTCATTTGTATGTATTATACATAATAAGAAGATGAATTTAGCTAATATATTTATTTTACTAATGAAAGAACCTGAGTTCTTAGAATGCTACATGGCGCTCACTGAAATGGACACAAAATATGATGCATTATATAGCTTTTTGCATTATGATACATCACTACACAAATCTAAGTATATTAAAAACTTTTTAAAGACTAATACAGTTGCGAAGTAATATGAGTAGTATAACTTTTAAAGAGAAGGAGATCTACAACAAGCATCTAGCTATATCTAGGTCGAGTGTAGGTAAACCATTTAAGCTTAGAAAAAATTTTAAGGATTTTACAGATAATGAAAATTATTTTTATGTAAAGAAGCTCGAATTATTTTTTAATAAATTTAATCATATAGATATTGACGAGTTTTTTAAGGCTCCATACGAGATATACACAGCACCCGAACAATCATTTGACTTAAAATTCTATACATCTCAAAAAGCTCTCAAGCTATATACGATGTATCAAACTAAAAAGCTTAACGAACCACCCGATTCTCTAAATCAGTTATATTTTATTAAGAGAGGCTTATCGTTTATACTTTCATTTTGTAATAATAATAATATCAGTCTATCAGAATATACATCCCATATGACTAATAGTATTAATACATTTATACTACACTTAAAAGAGCATAAGATTAGTATATACATACTGTTCGGCTTTGTAGACGGTGAGGATAAGCTTAGAAACATAGGCAATGATATGATGAAATTTATTTTCGGTGATCTTAAGAATAAACTTGATATCTTCAGATCGCGATATTATACTAGTTGTAAAGCTAAGATCTTAGTAAAGGAAGGTCTCAAAAAAATACAAGATAGTATAAAATAACAGTTGAAAACATTAACGATACAATATATAATTAGTAAAACAATAAAATTATGAGTACATTTACAAATTCAATGTTCGAGAGTATTAAAGATGCTCTATCAAAAACAACGGAGTCTGCTAGCGGGAGCTTTCGAGATATTATAAGATGCGAAAAGGGTAAAACATATACCGTCCGGCTACTACCTAATATTGAGAATCCGGAGAAGACATTCTATAAATATATCAGTCATGCGTGGGAGAGCTTCGCGACCGGTAAGTATATTAATTTAGTGAGTCCTACTACATTCCAGGAGCGTGATCCAATTGCAGAGTATAGATATTATGTACATCGGCAGGGTACACCAGAGGAGAAGTCTAAGTGTAAGTCGCTTATTCGAAGAGAGAATTGGTTAATTAATGTTTATGTTGAAAGCGATCCAACTAATCCTGAAAATGAAGGTAAGGTTAAGATGCTTAGATATGGTCGTCAATTGAATAAAATTATTAATGATGCAATTCATGGTGATGATGCTGATCAATTCGGTATGAAGGTATTTGATTTATCAGAGACTGGATGTAGTTTACGTATAAAAGTGGAGGATCAAGGTGGGTTTCCTACATATGTTTCTAGTAAGTTTTTAATGCCGTATGATCTCAAGGTTGAAGCAGATGATATATACAGTAATTTACATGATCTTGAGAGTGTGAATACTATAAAGAGTTATAATGAATTAGAAGATATGTTAAATGAGCACTATCATTGCAGTACACCTCAACCACCGGTTGGTGAAGTAGAGGAGGATGATGATATCCCTTTTGATAGTGCTCCAGTTGATGGAGCTAATAATTCTCCAACTATAGTGAATGAAGAGGATAATGATGATGACCCATTAGATGATGATGTTGTCAAAAATCTATTATCAGGACTGGATGTAGATGATGAGTGAGCAGGACAATATACCTCTAGACGCATTGATATCTAGACACGAGACTCAATCTGGTGTAACTAGGGAAGATGAAATGGCTGTTGCTCAGCTGTTTAAAACAGTTGGAGATGAGTTATATACTGTTGATCACGCAAATGTAGGGGGTCAATCAAATAAGGCACTCCAATTAGATAAGGGTAAGGTATTTAACTCAATACCAAGATCTCCTAACCCTGTACAGGTACCAGTACAACAAGCACCAGTACAACAAGCACCAGTACAACAAGCACCAGTACAACAAGCACCAGTACAACAAGCACCAGTACAACAAGCA